GGCCTCAAAGTATAATTATAATCGTTTTGGTGCCAAAGGTGTACGCGTTGGTCAAGCTGTTATTGATATCCTTGCCAAGCCACAGCCTATTCAGACTGTAGGCGATACTCTCAGTGCATTTGGGGACGACTATGCAAAGCAGATTGAAGAGTGTATTGAGGATAATCAGCGCAAATATAAAAGTCCTTTTTATATTTTTGTGATCACCAAGAAAGAATTCTGGGCTGACAATGTCGTTAGAAACTGGTTTATCGCTAGGCAAACGCCACCTCATGCTTTTCAAATGATGGAACAATATCCCAATGCTACCAAAACTCTTTATATGGTGGATGCAAGAAAAGGAAATATTGAAGCAATGTGGTCATTGCCAAGTTTCGATGAATGCATTTCAATAGCAAAAACACCAGAAAGATTTGATAGCAAACTTGTGAAGTGGATTGAAGATTGCTTCTCAAGGCAGTTAGACAAAGACGACTACTCTTTTGATTGGGCAGTCAACGAATAGAGCGCATAAAAAAGCGCGATGTAACAAATGTACCCAATCGTCTCCTCTGGGTGCGTTTGTTACATTTTCCAATGTAAAATGCAATTTGCGATCTCATCTTTCACAATCTATGAATAAAAATATTTGACAAATTCAACATCATCCAGTATCAAGAAAATTGTTGAGTTAAAAAATGTCGTTGACTCCGTAAGAGTCTAGCTCATCATTTATAGGCGTACAAGGGGTTCGCAGCCCAAAAGGAATGCAATGACTGTTGAAGAAAACCAAGCTAGCGTAGTTGAGGAAGTCGCTACTCCTACCGAAACAGAACAGCAGGACGTCCAGCAAGAAGAAGTCCAAGCGCCTCCAAGTCATGTCATGAGTGACAAAGAGTACAATTGGAATGAAGCTCGCAGGAAAATGCAAGATCTAGAACGTCGTGCAGCAGAACAAGAAGAAACTATTAGAAGGATGCAGCAATCGCAAGTTCCTATTGAAGAAGATGATCTCGCGAAACTAGCAGATGATGACATTGTCACAGCAAAGCAAGCTCGTAGTCTTGCTGTAAAAATGGCTAGAGAAGTCGCAGATGAAGCAATTCGAGAGAGAGAAAGTGCCACTGCTGGCGATCGTCTAAAAGTAAAGTATCCTGACTATGATGACGTCGTTACTAGAGACAATTTAGAGTTATTACAAACACAAGATCCTGAGCTAGCTATGTCAGTACAAGCTTTAGCACATGATCCTTACGCACAAGCTGTAGCAGCCTATAAAATGCTTAAAAGAACAGGAATTGGAGATATGGTAAAACAACATCCCTCAAAAGCAAGAGCAATTGAGAATACCAAGAAACCTGTTTCAGTGCAGTCGGTCACAAAAACAAGCGCGATAGGAAATGTCCATAACTTTGAAAATGGACTAACACCAGAGCTACGCAAGTCTTTGCAAAAGGAAATGGCTGACGCTATTAAACGTGGTTAGCTCTAGGTTTTTTTTATCTGGAGTTAAAATAATTTATGAGTGTGACGACTACAAGTGTCCTCCCAAGTCCAATTCAACAAAGCTTCTCATTTAAGTTGCTCTCAGTTGCAGTCCCTTATATGATCCACAAACTACCTGCTGAACTAAAATCAATGCCACGTAATGGTGGTACTACTCTTAGATTCAGGAGATATAATCCGTTGGCAACTGCGCCTGTTCCTCTTGGAAATAGTGGAATTACGCCTGCGCCACAAGTTCTTTCTGCATTGAATATTGATGCTAAAATGGACTTCTATGGTACTTATATCTTAATGAATGAACAGGTTACTTTACAGAATCAAGACCCTGCATTAAATGAAGCTGCGCAGAGATTGGGTGTATCATTAAGACAGACTGAAGATCAACTAATGCGCGATATGCTTAGATCTACTGCAACATTTGTTAATTGCGTTGGTGGTTCTGATGGTGACAATCCAACCGAAATTACACGCAGCGACGTAGATTTCGTAGTTAGAACATTGCGTGGGAATAATGCCTATAGTTATGTAACAGGCATTGAAGGGGATAATAAATTTGGGACTGCCCCAGTTAGAGATGCTTATTTTGCGTTAGGGCAAACTAATCTAATTGGACAACTAGACAATGTTAATGGATTTATACAAAAATGGAACTACCCCAATCAACAATCTACATTAGATTCTGAGTGGGGAACTGTTGCTAACCTGCGATTCTTGCTATCTTCTGTTGGATCTGTAACACCAAGTGCTTCTCTTAATGGTGCTGATGTTTACAATATCTTCTGCTGTGGTAGAGAGTCATTTGCAGCTGTAGAACAAGATGGTTATTCTGCACAATTTATCTATAGACCACCCATTTATGATGGACCATTAGCGTTGAATGCGTCAGTTGGATATAAATTCGCTGAAGTACCAAGAATATTAAATGATCAGTGGGTTCTAAATCTTCGTTGTACTTTGGCATAAGGAGGTAATTAATTATGTCTACACCTATTCATTCAATGCTTACGGGGACCTTTACATCTGATGGAACAGCGAGGTTTATTCCTCTTCCATCTGGGTATGATTCCTTCGAACTTGTCAACATCACTGACATTGGTGATGCTGGAGCGACGACACAAGTAATGAGAGCCAAGAGCTATTCTTCATTGCCTGCTGCGTCTGCCTATCTCAATCTTAAAACTAATGGCGCTGCTACCTTGGCTATTGAGTCAATGATTACTGCGGCTGGTTTTACTTTTGTTCAAGATAGTGGCAATCAAACTCCGACAGCTCCTATTGCTGTTACAGCGATCACTGCTGCCTCTCCTGGTGTCATCTCTTCGGCGTCTCCTGCTGTCGTAGGTGATATTGTTAGAGTCTACGGGACGACTGGAATGCTTCAAATTGCTGGCTGGGACTTCACTGTCACTGCTACCAATCCTGGCGTTACACAAACCTCGCAGAATTTAATTGCTGCTGGCTTTGCAGCTCCTGCCACTGCTGGTTTCATTAGAATTATACCTTTTGCACCTCGCTACTATCCTGTCACGAGAAGGATAACAGCTATCACAGCTGGAGCGGCGACTGTAATTGCTCTCAACGTAACACATCAATTTACTGTTGGGCAGCATGTTAGAATCAAAATGCCTGCTGCATATGGTATGGTAGAAATCAATGGTCTTGATGCAAACATCACTGCTATTGGAACTGCTATTGGTGGATGCACGAACACAATCACAGTTGATATTAATTCAACTGGGTTTACTGCTTTTGCATTCCCAACATCTGCTATTGCTGCTCTTGGTGTTGACGTTCCTGAAGTCATCCCAATGGGCGAAACTGCTGCTGCTCCTTATGCAAATCTCCTTGATGATGCTACACGTAATGTATCTTCAACAGGGATTATTGTTGGAACAGGGGTACAAACTACTGCGAAACTCTATCAATGGATAGCTCGCAGAGGTATGTCTATCTAATTTCTCTTCTTGGGCCTCCTATTCTTGGGGGCCCTACATTTAAAAATTTCTTTAACTAATACATTATTTTTGAAATATTGCGATTGAACCTTAAATTAGGAGAGTTCAATGGCACGTCCGAAAAAGTTTGTAGAAGATGTAAAAGAATCCTTACAACAATGTGTGGAGGATACTAACACTAATTGTGAAGCTAAAAAGGAGGATGATTTACCTATTTTACCTCCAGATAAAAAGCAGTTGAGCAAGGAAAAACTTAACAGATTAATTGCGGAGGAAACAAAACTAGTCAAGGGGAGATTTCGTAATTACGAGACTCCAGGTGGGAGTTTAAGGGTTCAAATTCGTAAATATCCAGGAATCCCCGCATTTGATAAGATGATGAATGATAATCAAATGTATGAAGTTCCACTTTATGTTGCACGACATCTTAATGGCGTTGATAAAGTTGCTGAGGGCTGTAATTGCAAGATTAACACTTGCGCTTGGCCAACTCATGGATTTCAGTGGGAAGCTGATAAGCCAATGCCTATGTCCAGACTTGATGATGGAGGAATTCCAGTGCCAATTATTGGCATTACGAAATGGAATAAAAGGTATGGTTTCGACAGCCTTGAATTCGACACGAGCACTTAGGATATAAAAAATGACTGCTTCTAACTATTTTGTGCCAAGTCAACTTGTTATATCAAATATTGTTTCAGCAGTTGGAAGCAGTCCTCTCACAATAGTCATAACAGTACAAGTGGGAAATTATCGACCTGGAGATAGAGTAAGATTTTTCATTCCAAAGCAAAGGGGAATGCAGCAACTCAATGGAGTCATTGGGGAAGTTTTCGTTGCTCTTGTGGCGCCTTTTGGAAATGCTGTTATTTTTCTTATTGACTCATCATCTTTTGATAGATTTATTCCAGGACCTGTAAACCCTAAACAAGACAAGTTTTTGGCGCAATTGATTCCAGTTGGAGAAGATGCCCTCACTCTTGTGCAGGCTACTCATAATAATAATAATATAATACCTGAAATTTATGGCGCCAAGCCATCACCATTATAGGCATATATGAGCGTACCAAACAATCTACAAGATATCAGAAATAAGGTTCGTAGGATAACAGCAAGGTCAAGTTCTGCTGAGATCACTGATGACCAAATTGATCAATACGTAAATACATATTACATATATGACCTCCAGGAGCAACTCAGGCTAGAGAGTTTCAAGGTAAACTACCAGTTTGTCACCAATGCAAATCAACCTGTCTATGATTGGCCGAAGGAACTATATCTTACAAATATGCCCCCAGTTTATATTGGAGGGTATCAAAGTTATATGTCACAAACTAGGGAAAACTTCTTTAGGATCAATCCACAACTAAATCTTCTTCAACAGCAAGTCGCTACTGGCAATGGTACCGTAGGTCCCTATGCCTTTACAGTTACAAACACTCCAGTCATGCCAGGCTTCAAAAGAAATCCTCCTGGAGCCTATGCTGAAACATTTGCAGCAGTAAATCCATACCCTGCCTCTGACTTGATGTGGAATGTAGTCATTAGCGCTCTAGCTGCAAATGGAAAATCTGTTGTTCTAGTTGATGATGGTGGATGTGACGCTAATGGACATACCAACGTTGGAAATCTCTATTATCCTGAGCAGACTGACACTGCAATAGCACATTCAAGGGGGACAATTAATTACATCACAGGCGCTGTGGTGATTAATGCAGCAGGATTTTCAACTGCAATCCCCAATGGGAACCCCATAAACATTCAATACATCCCCTACGTCGCCAGTCGCCCTCAGTCAGTTTGTTTCTTCCAAGACCAGTTAATACTATACCCAGTCCCAGATCAAGCGTACACGGTCAGTTTAGAGGCCTACAAATATCCTACTCAATTTTTTTCTGATGCTGACCCTAGATCTCCAGGAGCACTATTGCAATATCCCCAACTAAAAGAACTCTGGCAACTTCTTGCTTATGGAGCTGCTGACAAGATATTTTCTGACAATGGAGATATTGACAACATGGATAAGTTTCGTCCTCTCCTTGAAGAGCAATTAAAACTTGTTCAAAGACGAACTATAGTTCAAATGACGTCTGAAAGAGCCTCCACAATATATACTGAGCAGGCTGGCATTCCTCAATATCCATTTGGGAACATGATTTCTGGATTCTGACAATAATATTTTAGGATTTTCATGGGATACGAACCTTTTTACATTTCAAATTATGAACAAGATTCAGGCCTTGAAAATTACTTTGAATCGTTTCTTCTTCCAGAGAAAGCATTTCCTAAGTTAGAAGATGCATATTGTTGGAGAGGAAAGATCAAGAGGAGAGGGGGCAACTTTCTTCTTGGTAGACTTAGGAGGCTACTAGCTGCCTATGTTCTTCCTGTCACTGGCGCTGGAAACTATGCAAATGCAGACATACTTGTCGCTCAAAGAACTGCTGCTGCTCCTGCTGTCGCTGAAACATATGCTGAAATTCAATCTGGCAGCGTAACCATAACCCTAGATAGAGGTAACCCTGGACAAACTCAATACAAAGATACTGCTCCTGGCGTCCTTACTATGGTTGTTGGAGGAACTTATACTATCTCAGCAGGAACAATCAATTATGTTACTGGCGCTGTCACTTTAAACTTTCTTGTTCTTCCTGGCGCTGGCATCACTGTAGATACTGACCTAGCTTATTATCCTGCACTTCCTTGCACAGGGCTAAGAACTTATGAGCAAGTTGACATTCACCTTCAGAAGATGATTGCTTTTGATCAAAAATATGCTTACGAATTTAATCCTGCTGCTGGCGTTGATGCTTTTGTAGAGCTCACAGGTTCTGCTCCTACAACATGGAATAGACCTGTAGGGCGAGGTCCAGGGTTGATGTGGACAACAAATTACTATCACAAGCCTGGAACATTATTATGGGCAACAAACTTTAATGACAATGGCACTGCCGCTTCTAGCGATCCAATAAGGTATTATGATGGAGCTGCTTGGCATGACTTTACTCCTACTATAGATGCTGCCGCTAATGTCATGAGAACATGCCTTTGCCTTCTTCCTTTCAAAGATAGCTTGCTAGCTTTTAATACTTGGGAAGGACCTGTTGCAGGAGCAGATGTAAACTTTCCAAATAGAGTAAGGTGGTCACAAGTTGGCGATCCTACAGTTGCAGCAACATCATGGCGTGTATTTCCTGGACTTGGTGGCGTTCTTGATGCTCCTACAGATGAACATATTGTATCTGTGGAGTATGTTAAGGACGTAGTTTTAGTCAAATTTGAAAGATCTAGCTGGCGTCTCGTCTACACTGACTAAAACTA